TGGCTTGAAGACAGTCGCAAGTAAATTTCAGTTTTTGAAAGAAGATAAACAATATGAAGTTGAAGATATTATGGAGCATTGTGAGGCTTTAGACAGAATGTTAAAGGTACATGAAAATATTTTAGAACATTCTCACCTTGTTGAGAGGAACTTTGAGATAATGCAACTATATAGTCCGCTCATTTCCAATCTCCATAAAAAACAAATAAATTTTTCTTTGGAAGAGTTTGAGCCTGAAATGAATAAACTAGAAATCACTAAAAAGCTCGTGATAGACGGCATTAATGCAGGAAACTTTAATGTTTTGTTTAATGCAATGAAAAAAATAACTTTAAAAAAATAAAAACTTGACAGACTTTTTATAATCGGTTATAATATATATAACATCGGAGGAAACATGAATAACCAAACGGAAACGTTTCAAAGGTTTGGCAAAGCCTTTCAAGAAAAATTCTGCCACATTATGCTTTCGGACAGACCTTTCTGTGATCAAGTTGCAGAGGTTTTGAATGTAGAGTTTCTTGACTATGAATATCTTCGTGTGTTCACCAAGATTCTCTTTGAGCATAGAACAAAATATAAGGTACACCCTTCTTATGAAATTATGGAATCAAGAATTAGAACAGAATGTAATAATTATACAAAAGCTCTCAAAGAGCAGCTTTTGCAATTCTACGCTTCTATTCTCTCAACTGATCGTATTGATAACTCACAGTATATTAAAGATAGTTCAATTGATTTCTGTCGTAAACAAGTTCTTAAGGGAGCTATGATGAAATCAGTTAAGTTAATTAAATCATCATCATTTGATGAAATCCAGTCTGTTATTGAGGAAGCCTTGAAGCTTGGAACTGATAACAACTTTGGTCATGACTTTATCAAAGACTTTGAGGAACGATATACAATTACATCGCGAGATCCTGTCTCTACAGGTTTTGAGCGTATCGATGAGATTTGTAAGGGTGGTCTTGGTAAGTCTGAGCTAGGAGTAGTGATTGCTCCGACAGGTGCAGGTAAATCAATGGTATTGGTTCACTTGGGTTCTGAAGCACTAAAACAAGGCAAGACTGTTGTACATTACACATTAGAGCTACAAGATACGGTTGTTGGTAATCGCTATGATTCTTGTATTTCGGGTGTACCTTTGGCTGATCTCTTTCACAATAAACAGCAGGTTCTTTACAAGATTAAAGATATTCCTGGTCAGCTTATTATTAAAGAGTATCCTACAAAGTCTGCGTCGACTGAGACTATCAAGCAACATATTGAACGTCTTAAAAAACGTGGTATTGAGCCTGATATGATCATTGTTGATTATGCTGATCTTTTAAGACCTGTTCGTTCAACGGCAGAGAAAAGATTTGATCTTGAGAATACTTATGAAGAACTTCGTGCAATTGCTCAAATTTATAAATGTCCGGTGTGGACTGCTTCTCAAACAAATCGCTCAGGTCTTAATGCTGAAGTTATTACGATGGAAGCAATATCTGAAGCATTCAATAAGTGTTTCGTTGCAGACTTTATTTGTTCTTTGTCCCGTACAGTTCAAGACAAGCAAGCTAATAAAGGTCGCATGTTTATTGCGAAGAACAGAAACGGTCCGGATGGACTTATATTCCCAGCATTTGTTGACTGGTCGAATGTAAATATAAAGGTTTTAAACCGAGAGAGTGGAGAATCTATTGCTGATGTTATCAAAGACTCTGATAGAAATACTCTTGACTTTCTCAAAGACAAATATAAAAAACATAAATGAGGATTTAAAATGTTAAAATTAAAAGATGTGAATGTAAGAAAGTTTCGACTTTCCGAGCAGTTTATTGCTCAATATAAAGAAGCCGAGGTTCCTTGGGGGCCTGTCGGCTATGTTACGTTTAAGCGTACATACGCTCGCCGTCTAAGCGAGTTTGAAGAAGGTGCTGAGGGCACTGAAGAATGGTGGCAAACATGTCGCCGTGTTATTGAAGGAATGTTTGATATTCAGAAAAGACATGCCTTTATGATTGGAATTGAATGGAATGATGCCAAAGCACAAAAAACTGCTAAAGAAGCATATGATCGTTTGTTCAATCTCAAGTGGACACCACCTGGTCGTGGTCTTTGGATGATGGGTACCAAGTTTATTATGGAAAGAACAGGTGCTGGTCTATTCAACTGCGCTTTCCGTTCAACGCGAGACATTGCTAATAAAGGTGGTTATCTGTTCGCATGGATGATGGATGCTCTTATGGTGGGTATCGGTGTTGGTTTTGATACTCTCGGAGCTAAAAGTTTTTCTGTGAAAGAACCACAGTGGACAAATGATACACTACTTATTGAGGATTCTCGTGAAGGTTGGGTTAATAGTGTTCATATCCTATTGGATGGTTACATACTTGGTAAAAAAGTTCCCAACTTTGATTACTCCTCTATTCGTGGAAAAGGTGAACCAATTCGTGGTTTTGGTGGAACATCTTCCGGTCCTGATCCACTCATTGAGTTGCACAATAATTTGAGAGATCTTCTCGGTTCAAAAGTAGGAGAACAAATTGAGTCTGTTGATATTGTTGACATTGAGAACCTTATTGGTCGTTGTGTCGTTGCTGGTAATGTACGCCGCTCTGCTGCACTGGCAATCGGTGGGTATAGTGATAAAGACTATCTTACAATGAAAAATGATCAAGAGAAGCTTTACCATCATCGTTGGGGCTCAAACAATTCTTTCGAAGCAAAGGTTGGTATGGACTATACTTGGCATGCTGCTCAATCTGCGATCAATGGAGAGCCCGGTTACATCTGGCTTGATAATGCTCGTAATTATGGTCGTATGAAAGATGGTAAAAAGACTGATGATCTTAAAGTTATGGGTTTCAATCCGTGCGTAGAGCAACAGCTTGAAGATGCAGAACTTTGTTGTTTGGTGGAGACTTTTCCCGCTAAGCATGATACATATGAAGATTATGTCAAAACTCTTGAAATAGCTTATATGTATGGAAAGACTGTAACTTTGATTAACACCCATTGGCCTGAAACAAATGCTATCATGTTAAAGAATCGGCGTATTGGTTTGTCACAATCAGGCGTTATTCAAGCGTTTAATAAGTTTGGAAGACGTACAATGATGAACTGGTGTGATGATGCCTATAAACACGTAGGGACTCTAGATAAAGAGTATAGTGATTGGTTGTGTGTTCCTCGTAGTGTTCGTATGACTTCTATCAAGCCGAGTGGTACGGTATCTTTACTCAATGGTTCAACCCCAGGTATTCATTATCCAGAGGATGAGTATTACATCCGCCGTATTAGATTCTCAATGACTTCAGATATTCTTCCAACTTTGGAAAAAGCTGGTTATAAGATTGAAAAGGATTCTTACTCTCCAAACACTATGTGCGTTGAGTTTCCTGTTCATGAGCCATTTTTTAAGAAAGGCAAAAGAGAGATTTCAATGTGGGAACAGCTTGAGATAGCAGCACAATATCAATACTATTGGGCAGACAATTCTGTTTCTATCACGGTAACTTTCAAAGAGGAAGAAGCCTATGAAATCAAAGATGCTCTTGAAATGTATGAAGCACGACTCAAAGCAGTTTCATTTCTTAAATATCAAGAGACTGGATACAAACAAGCACCATACGAACCAATCACTAAAGAAGAATATGAAGAGATGATTAAAAGCATCACTCCTATTCAAAAGATTGAAACATCTGAAGGTGGTGTAGGATCCAAGTTCTGTTCAAACGACACATGCGAAATATAGGAGGCAAAATGAAACCATTTAACAGACACATACTTATCAAACTAGTTGAGAAGAAACAAGAAGAGAAAGAATCTTTGATTGTTCTTCCAACTGATTATAAAAAGCCAGAGTCACCACATCAACTTGGTGTAGTATTGGAAACGGCAGAGGATTGTTCCCTGCCGGTCTCTGCAGGAGACATTGTAGTATTTGAGAAAAGAATGTTAAATAAGATCCAAATAGATGAAGAAACGTACTATTTAGTGTTAGAAAATTACATTTATGGGAGAATTTAAATGAAACTTACAACACAACGTCTCAAGTCACTTATTAAGCAGGTGATCAAAGAGAACAAAATGAATCTGGTAGAAGCAGTAACTGTTGGAGCAGAAGACGAAGTAATGGCAGCTGTCCGTGGTGATCACCCGGACGTAGATGTCAAAAGTCTTGGTATTATGTCTGGTGAAAACCCAGACGGTATACAGGCTTCTCAAGAAGAAAATGACAAAAGAAACCAAGATTTGATTGATCATGTTAATAGTAAAGGATCTATTGCATATATGATTGGTGGAGTATTTTTTAAGAACCAAGAAAGATCTGTTCTTATTATTAATCCACATGAATTAGCTAGTGAAACTGCCGGTGATCATGCTACGATTGAAAGAGACGCAAAGCAAGTTTTAGATGACCTTAATAATAAATTTGGTCAGTGGGGTTATGTTGCAGGAACTCCAAATGAAAATGCACCGGGTTTTGAACTTAAATATGAAATGATGGCTATGGATAAATACCCTAACAATGCTTATGATGACGCAGCTGGAGCTCCTGATGAAGATCATGAAGAATTTGAAGAATTTCATGCTGGTCAAGATTATATGAAAGGACAGCCCCAAAGCCCAGAATCTCATGCTTTTTCTCGCCGAGACCCAGCATCTAAAGTTGCAACTCAAGTAGATGATGTACCAGATGATCAAGAGGATTTTTATTCTTATGTTCACGATCCTAAAAAGCCAAAAGGAATCGGAAAGAAATTTTCTGTTCCTGTTTATGAAGGAAAGAAGAAAAAGAAATTACGTATCAAGAGGCGTAAATGAACCAATATGAGAAATCAATTGATCTCTATGGAGATAACATCGGTAGGGTGGACTATGTTTCTCATATGGGTAGCGACCTTACCGTTGTTAATAGTGCTCGTGTCTCTTTTGGCACTACAAAGTCTGAATTGGATAAACGTGATAGGAAGCTTATACGCTACCTTATTGCCCACAAACATACTTCTACTTTGGAGCATTGTGTTGTTACCTATAAATTTACTGTGCCTCTATTCATTCGTTCTCAACATCACCGTCACCGAACGTGGAGTTATAACGAAATTAGCAGACGATACACAGACAAAGAACTTCGGTTTTATTGTCCACGAGAATTTAGAACACAACACAAATCAAACAGACAAGCCTCAAACGTAGAAGAGCTTATTGACCCACACTTATGGCATGAGCCAGACACACAGTTAGTTAGAGCGTTTCATCCACAAGCTTCTGAAGTTTATGCTGGGCACTGCCAAAGTTCTTTGAACTTATTTCATGAACTAGTTAATAAAGGAGTGTGTAGAGAACAAGCAAGAGGTATATTGCCACAAACACTCTATACGGAGTATTATGGCACTGTTAATCTTAATAACCTTCTTAAATTTGTTTCTCTTCGCTTACACGATGGTGCTCAATATGAAATACAAAAAGTCGCAGAAGCATGTTTGGAAATCGCGACCGACCTTTTCCCTGTCACAGTCAAAGCATACAGGGCTCAAACTGGTCACAGCGAAGTACAGTAAAGGAGACTTAGTAACTCTTAATGTGTTTGGGCGTATTTTATTATCACCCGAAAATGAAACGAGGATCGGCATTGTTATGTCGCTTCCTCGTAACTATTATAAAGCAAATGCAGAAACTGAATTAATCTACTGGGTGTATGATGTAGTAGTTGGGAACGAACTAATTATAGACGTACCTCAAGAGTTTTTAATAAGGATTAACAAAAATGAAAATGAAAAAGATCTTGACTGAGTGGCGCAAGTTTGTAATTACAGAATCGATTGAAAAATCAAATTTTGAAAAAACTATTGAAGAAGCATGGGCACAATCAGGACAATCATATAACGAAGAATTGACTTATGTTAAAGCAGCACTACATGCTGCACTCTATCTAAATGGTGGTGGAACCACAAATGATGAACAGTATCTTAATCGTCCAGAGTTCGGAAAAACTGCTACCCAAAGAATTCAAGAATTGAATAGAAATGGCGCAATGTTTGCAGAGCATTTTCATGTAGATGAAGTTTATACTCCAGCAGAGGATAAAAGATTTTTAGATACAAAAGAAAACAAACTTAAAGGAATTGGAGTTACTCCAAAATGGGGTAAGGATAATATGAATCCATCTAGAATAACCGGTGTTTTGTCAAAAGGAGCAAGTCTAGAAGAAGCATACAGTAAATTTTTCATTAGATTTGAACAGCTAGATCAAATGCTGGATTCTGGTAACTACGATTTTCTTAGTGCCTTCGGAGCAGAGATGGGAAAAACTAATCCAAACATAAGACATTCTGGTGGAGCCGCATCGACTGGTATGTTGATAATCCCAAGTGAAGCAACAGATGCAGAAACAGATTCTATGATGGAAGATTATTTATTTTATATAAAAAACTCAAAAGATCCAAACATTGATATTGCGATTGAAGCGGAAAGAAGGCTGCAAAGCGCTATTAAAGCTGCATTGGATTTATGGAAAAAATATGGAGGATTTAAGGATAGTGATGACGAACAGGTCAACAAAGGTGCTTATTTAAGAATGAAACAAGCTCTTTATCGTTCTGAGGCCAGTCTTAAAAAACTTATGAGATCCCCAGAGCTTTACAGTCCTCTTAGTGCTGAAGAGCAGCCCCTTTCTTCTGATGAACGCGATGAATATGAAATTGCGATGACCACTACAGATAAATCAGAAGCAGATAGAATAATGAAGAGTTTACAAAAAGCTGGTGATAAACGCTGGAGAGATATCAGAGTTAGAATGAGGTCAATGTGAATTTAATACTACCTAAGATTATAACAGGTGGCTCTCTAGAATCTCTATTTTACGCTTATATTCATGAAACACCGATAGTTTTAACACAGCCTTATGTTCCATTCGAACTTGATATGGTCGAAGATAGCTCATTCTTTGAGTTGCTCGGATATACAGCAGAGATGCCTTTAACCAAAGTTCAGGTATGGGACAGACTTGTGTTTGTTCTTTCGATGGCTGGCCTTGTTATGATGCCCAACAATGTGAGAAATGTCCGAGAAGAACGAAATAAAATTATTTTTTCTCTTAACGATAACTCACGCTTCATTATAGCCTATGAGAGAAAAGTATCCTTCGATAAACATTTAGATGGCGAAGTCGATGTCTATGATTGGTTTGACATCAGATCCGGCGCAAAAACAGAAAAACAGGAAATAAATGATTCAGAAAATGACCTCGTTCATAAAATTATTTTTTATGATTCACAAAGAAAAGGAACAGGAGGAAAAGGCTTCAAAGACCTTGTCGCTGTATCTCGTATGCAAAAGAAGGAGTTACACGAATATGAAAATAGCGAGAGCTATGTCCGCCTTAAAACACTCCAAATGATGAAAGAACATGGTATGAGAGGAAGGCCAAATGGATACAACAGAAGAGGTATCCAGCAATTCTACGCTATCAACATAGAACATATGCATCGTGAAATTGTAAAAAGATATGAACCAAAATTTACAATGCAACAAACACTTAGCCAAATAAGAGAAGAGAAGGAGCTATGGAAACTTACAAAAAAACTATTACATCAAAAGCAAATTTCCATCTTGCGGGAATCGTCCCGGTTGCCGGTGGACATACTAGTTTAAAGTTTCCATTTCCCGATGTAATGCTGCCAGTGGCTAACAACTATACTTTACTAGATGCTGCTATTGTTGAATGTGCCTATGCCGGCTGTGATACAATCTGGATCATCTGTAATGATGATACAGCTCCATTACTACGCCACAGAGTTGGAGATTATATAGAAGATCCTTCATATTACTATTTTAACACTTCTGTAAATAAAGATCAACGTAAGCGTATCCCAATATTCTGGGTACCCCAACACCCTAAAGACAGAGATAAGCGTGACTGTCTATCATGGAGTGTTGTTTATGGATCTCTGAGTGCCTTTAAGATATCATCAAAGATCTCCAAGTGGGTAATACCTGATAAATATTATGTGAGCTTTCCGTATGGACTCATCAATCCACGAGATTTAATTGAGAATAGAAAATTTATAAGTTCAAAAAATAATTTTTATGTTATGTCTAATAACCAAACAGTTCAAGATAATATCTATACATCATTTACATTTGGTAAAGATGAATTTATAAAATATAGAAGAAATGTTCGTAAAGGAACAGGGAAGTATAAGGGAAGTTTCGGAAATATGGAAACTTTACCTCTAGAAAAGCGCTGGTCGGCGCGTTTCTTTGAACCAAAAGATGTTTTTACTGATTTGGACTTGGATCAGGCAAACCTTTTAATTACAGATAATTTTCACAATATATCTAGTTGGGACGAATACCACACTTACATGAACTCACAGTATTCTAATGATATTGAAAAACCTCCTAAAGATTTATTTTCTTACAAAGAGTTCCATGGTGTTGCAACCTAATTAAGTCATGTCTATACAGCAAAAGAAATTTAAAAGATTGAGAAAAGAATTGCAATTTGTTCAAAGCGAATTAGAATATGTACAAGAAGTTCTTAGTGAGTGGCATTTAATATTTGAAGAATATCACCGTGATTATTGCAAAAGGAAAGAAATTGATCTAGATCAACTTAACAAACAATCCAGTAAAAAAATTGATCAATTAATACCTCAACCGGTAAAAAAAGAAAACGGTGTCGTATTATATGAGAACCAAAAAGATAAAGAAGTTTTTAAAAAGTTATATAAAAAAATAGCTCGCAAGCTTCACCCAGATCTTGGTGGTGATGAGAAAGAGTTTCAAGAAGCTACAACAGCAATGCAAGAAAAAAACTTTGAAAAAATACTTGACATTTGTGATAAACATGATATATTAATAGAGATAGACAAAGAAATGTTGAAACTTTTAGAGCAACAAATTTCAGACACAAAACAGCAAATAAAGAAAGAAAAATCTACTTATTCATGGAGTCTTTACACATGCGCTGACGATAAGTGCAAAGACAATGTAGTAAAGAAATTTCTTAAACACTTATTCAATTACGAGGAAAAAAAATGAAATTAACAACAGCTAGACTAAAAAAACTTATTCGTGAAGAAATGGAAAATATTAAAGAAGCAACACCTTCAACGAAAAACAAAGGCACAATGGATTACAATGGACATAAAATTAGATATTATGTTTATCCTCTAGATGTAGCTACAAGAGATAACGTCTCAGGTTTTCAAGGTGAAGGTCTTGTCGGTCATTATAGAGTGCAAAAAGGTTCTAATCTACATCAAGCTATAGCAGCTGATTATGCGAATTCAAGTCCAAAAGATGTATACACAGTTGGTTTAGAAGATAAAAAACTTGTGAGCACTTTAATCAACAACAAAGACATAAAAAAAGATCAAAGCTAAAATAGGAGAAAAAATGAAAGTTAATCAAAAAGTAATATCTAAGCATTCAAAAGAAAGCGGTGTAATAATTTCTATAGAGCATGTAGAAGGATTATCATCTGAATATACAGTAAAGATGGACACCGGAGAAGAAATGATTTTTTACGGAGCAGAATTAGAGGTGCTTGATGTTTAATCCCAACCACAAACTTATTCAAAAAATTAAGGAGAAGGGAGGATTTATTAATTCTCATGCTCATTTTGATCGGGCTTACACAGTAACAGAAGAAAACATGGAAAAGGTGGTTAATTACCACCTTTTTGATAAATGGCAATTCGTTGATAAGTTCAAAAAAAAAGCTACAAGTGAAGAGTATTTAAAAAACATAGTATCTGCTATTAGAGAACAGATTGATTATGGTGTCACAGGTGCTTTAACTTTTATCGATATAGATTCTGTGTGTGGTTTCAAAGCAATAGAGGCAGCACAAGAAGCCAAAAGACTTTACAAAGGAAATTTTGAATTAAAAATATGTTCACAGGCTCTTAAAGGTGTGTTGGAACCCAAAGAAAATAGGTTGCTTAAAAAGGCTCTAGAGATGAATTATTTAGATGTTATTGGTGGTCTTCCTAGAGCAGATCAAGGAAAAGAGCAAGCACATTTAGATCAGATTCTTTTTTTAGGTAAAGAGTATGGTAAGAGAGTTCATGTTCACGTTGATCAGCTTAATGATTCACTTGAAAAAGAAACAGAAATGCTTGCCTTAAGAACAATGAACTGGGGTATGGAAGGAAGAGTAACAGCAGTTCACGGAATTTCTATCGCTGCTCACCCTAAAGAATATAGAGAACGTGTTTATGGTTTGGCCCGTGATGCGGGCCTTTCTTTTATCACATGCCCTACAGCTTGGATTGACTCACGGAGAAAAGAGTGGTTATCGCCAACCCATAACTCTATTACACCTGTTGAAGAGATGCTTAAACATGGGTTAACAGTAGCTATTGGTTCTGATAATATACATGATGTGTACAAACCTTTTTCAGATGGCAACATGTACACAGAGTTAAAATTTTTACTTGAATGTCTTCATTTATATGATATCGATGCACTAGTTGATATCGCTACCAAAAACGGAAGACTAGTTATTGGTATGGAGGATGACAATGAAGGAGCCAAAATTTAAAGTTGGGGATCTTGTGTTTTACCAAGCATCAGAAATAAATAAATATGCTAATGGCGAGAGACAGATGGGAATAGTCCTTAAAGTTACCCCGGAAGTCTCTCCATTGTTTGAAGATTTACCCGATGCTCATCTGTGGGCATATGAATTTAAAGTTAAATGGATTGAGACAGGGTATTGTTCTACACTTCACGGATTTAATTTGAAAAAAATAGAAATTCCACTTGACAAAGAAGAGGAAACATGATATACTATAATAAAGGAGGAAATATGATCGGACGTTTAGCAAAATGGATTCATGATTATGAACCAACAAATTTATGTGTAATACTAGAACAGATAACTGAGCCAGAAAAATACCCAGACTGTGGTTCACCAGATCATGAAAGACTTTATTTATTGTACGATTTTATAACAAACGAACAATTTTATGCTTTAGAAAGCGAAATAGCTTTTATTTAGGGGGCGCAAAGGTTTCGACAGGGTAGACATGAAGGACAAGTGCAAGTAGGTGTGAACAGCCTTAATCGTTTAAAAAACAATAATTGCAAATAATAACGCACATTTTGACGTAGCGCAAGCTGCATAATCAACGCCGGTGTCTCTTTCGGTGTGAAACAAGAGACTAGTCGGTTGATCTGGACAAATAAATATTGATCACCCTCTCACGTTGTAGCGGAGGTTAAGCGCGGCAAATATCTTGTTGGTTAGAGATACAACCAAATAAACTTGTGAATGACTTTAATTTATGATGCTGTGGACGAGGGTTCGATTCCCTCCGCCTCCACCACTTTATTAGGAGAAAATATGAATAGATTAGTACCTCCATCAATATGGAGCAATAAAACAGTTTTAGTTTCCGGTGGGTTTGATCCCATTCATGCCGGACATGTTGCCATGATTAGAGATGCGGCAAAGCACGGAGATGTGATTGTTGTTGCGAACTCTGACGAATGGCTTATGCGAAAGAAAGGGTTTGTGTTTATGCCCTTTGAAGAGCGCCGAGACATTCTAAAAGAGATCAAAGGTGTGATCATCGTCGCTGCCGTAGACGACTCAGACGGAACGGTATGTGATGCCCTCAGAAAGATCCGCCCAGACTATTTTGCTAATGGTGGAGACAGAGGAAAGAGCAATACACCAGAACAAGATGTCTGTGAAGAACTTGGCATCGAAATGCTTTGGGGAGTTGGCGGAGATTACAAACGAAATTCT